TGAATGCCATAATAATTGTAAGCTATAATCTTCATAGATTGGTTTAACTTATTTCTTATGTCGACTAAGTATCTATAAAATATATATTTATCTAATGTATTAACCATAGCTTGTGCATATTTGTATAATGTAGCATCTGCTACTTTAATACACAGTTTAGTAAATCCTTGTTTAACAACAGATGCACCATGCATTTGTGTTATAGAATAACGCAATACTTCCTCATCACACACAGGAAAATACTTTGCTTTTAGATAACTACACGTTACAGCAGAATAAAATCTTGCGGTAGCTACGGCTGTTTGTATCTTATTTGTAGCTAAGAACGTAATCAAGTATATAGATAACAGATTATAAAAAGGATTGCCTGTCACCCATCCAGTAACAGGCATATTGGACACCATCTCTTTAATTAGTTCTTTAGAAATATCTGCTGTTTTCATATAGTTATCTACTAATGTTTTTGATAAAACAAAACGTCCACAAGGTGTTTCGACTAATTGTAAAGCTTCTCTAGCATCTTTTACAATTAGTTCTTCCATAGCAACAACATGAGGTATTGTATGTTGTAATATTGTAGAAATCAAATTTTTCAAAATACAACACCTCCTAAGACATTAAAACAATATCTATATTTATTTTATCTTTATCAAACCATATAAATTCTGGGCAATATTTATATAACTCTATACGTTCTGAGCGTGGTATATTATCTAAACGAAAATCATATATTATATCTTCAAAAGGTTCTAATACCTCACAAAATTCTATATCTTCTACAGCATCGTGTAAAAATCTAGAAATTTCACTCTTATAAATATTAGTATGAAAATTTGCTTTCAACTGTAAAAATGTATATAAAACATTTTTACATTCATTTATAATAGTGGGTATTGTGGATTGCGCTCTTTTAGGAACAAATATTTTTACATGTATATTAGGAGTAGTATCTATATAAAATTCGCTATCATATGTTTTTACGGGAACTGGATTATAAGAATTCAATCTCATATTAACAGATTTACCATACGTTTTAGCAAATTTAATATTAACTCTATCTGTTAACATTTTGTACATATAAAATTTATCTCGTAATGTCGCCAATACATTAAAAACATACTGATCCAAATAAACAATGTTTTGATCATAATATGTTTTTTCTACAACAGGAACAGCCCACGCATAATTAGCAGTGTTTTCACCTTGACTAATATTGCTAAAACAAATTTCTGTCATATCGTGATGAAATACAGCACTTTGTTTATACACAGAATACACTTCACCGTCATAACTTAATTCTACCTTAAAAGAAACAGCACCAATAGGTATTGCAGATGGTGTAATAGGTGTAGATATAAATGTAACAACAGAACTAGGTGTATTATTTTCGTCTACTATCTGATTTGAATCTTCTTGAGTTTCACCATCAAATAACATAGTTTCTGTCATATTAAGTAATTCATGTTCTATGATTAATTTACACTCTATATATTGCGCTCTATTTTTAGGCATTTTGCTTACAGTAGTAATAAAAACATAATCACCATTATTATCTGTTGTAACTATTATATTATTTAACCCCAAATGAATAAGAGGTATTAATGGTTCGCCGACAATACTTGGTTGACTGTTAATAACATCTTCTACAGGTCGTCTTCCTTGATTTAGTATTGTTATATTACCATTATATACATTATATGTAGTTAATGCTACACCATCATATAATACTTCCATTGTCCAAGGTATTTCACCTGCTTCTATTTCACTTAAATTAATATAAGGTGTAACAAATGTAAAGATCCCATTATTAACACCGTTTAATGTTGTTTCATATGTGTGTGCAGAAATATTAATTAATACTTTAATTCTATCTGCCGTAACCGGATTGCCAAATGCATCCATTTCACTAGCTTGTTCTAAGGGTATATTAAAATATCCTTTATCACTATTAATTAATGTTTTAAAATTTAAAGAAACGAAGTTTAAAAAAGAATTCGGGTATATACCTGTACCAACAGCATGTATAGTTTCACCTGCGGAAACACCATACTTATATAATTCCCATTCACCTTTATATGTATTATATAGTTCATCTTCATAATATAAATCTAATGTCCATGTGAATCTACCTGTTGGTATATCATATGAATTCATAACATCGCTAGATATATTAATTGTAACTTTATCCTCATACACTTTAGAATATCTAATAGGTATAGGATCTAATCCTGTTATTTTTAAAACACCCGCAATTTTATTACCATCCATTTCTTGTAACTTATACACATCACAAATAAAACTAATGTGATTATTATTTTCTTGTATTTTTGCTTGTATTTGTCTTACACCCATTAACACGTCTTCTATAGATCCTTTACTAAATAACGATGGTGCTATAGATAATAAATACAAACTGTATGTATATTTTGCTCTCGGAATATCATAAGAATCATCCAACTCTACTCTAAATGGTGATTTGTATAAAACACCATTATGTTCCAATTCTTCACCTTGTGCTATAACAGGATAATCTTGATTTAACTCTACAGGAATACTAGCAGTTGGTATAGGTTTATTAGTATTATCATACATAACTGTAAATAATGTAATATCATTACCAACAATATCTCGTCTATTTAATACAGGTAGTGCTGTTACATTGGTTAATCCTGTTACACCTTGGAATCCTTTATAATCATTTTCGGTTACTAAACGTTTTGCCGCACTAATATTTTCTCTAGTATGTCTTTTTATATCTTCTAACGATTCGCTATTTTGTCCATTAGTAATTGCCACTGGATTATAACTTTCGACAATAATTTGTTTGCCGCTTATATTATCTATAATACGTTCGGCTAATACGGCAGAATTTGCGACAACATTACCCTCAAAACCTAACGTAGTATAAACAGTAACTAACGAACTAGCACCCGTTTTAGGTAAATACCCATAAACACCATTACCAAATTTTATAGATAATGTATTTGTAACATTATCTACTTTTAATTCATAACATCTATCATCCGATTTAGCTTGATAAATAGATATTAATTCTTTATATAATTCACCATCAACATTAATAACTATATCATGTATTTGACCAGTATATCCCGAAACAATTTCTTCATAAAAAACATATAATGTTGGATTTTCAAAATTAAATTCATGATAATAAATATCTATTTGCCATATTTCCACATTAAATACTAAACACAATACACCTTCTCTAAGTTCTATATTGTAATATATGTTTTCTATTAAACCCGTTTCTATATTCTGTTCTGTTATATGTATTCCTTCTGTATTTTTTTCTACATAATAACTGTTTCTAACTTTGTAAGGTATATTGTCAGCATACACAGCAGATCCAGCAGATATTTTAACTAACAAATCTTCATTATTAGGTATAGGTATCACTAAAGTTAAATAACCACTAGCGGGTGTAGTCTTTACGATAGAATAATCTAACTGCGATGCTATTTCTGAAACAGATGTTGGTAATATTGCTCTATTTAAAAATGCTTCATTATACGCCATAGCATTTTGATATAACGTATCAGAAGTCAGAAATGTCAAAGATTGAATTAAATAACCGAGAAAACCAGATTCGTAAACATCTAAGTTACCTACTTGAAAATAATTTTCTGCTAAATCGACTAATTCTTTTTTAACATCAAAGGGGTCAAAAGATGGAATATATTTAGTTCTAATGTTTGTCAAATCAAACACCCCACAATAAAAAAATAGAAGCGCCGTTTAATATTAAACGGCGCTTCGAATCAGTATAATTATTAACTTTGTGTTGCTTCGTTGTACATTGTAGTAATGTGAGAAATAGAATTGCTTCTAAATGTATCTACAAAGTTTTGTGCTGATGTAATAGCATTTGGTCCTGTGTACATTTGATCGAAGCTAAACTGAATATCGTGTTCTACTTTTTCATGTGATGTTTTTTCACTACTAAACGCATCTGTAGGTATTTTTGTAGGAAATACACCAGTAAATGCGGCCGCAAACTGTACTGTTTTACCATCAAATAGTGTTGTGGCGTATAACGCACGGCCTTTAAAATCTATTTGAGAAGTTCCGCCATTGTCTGGATCTGAAATACCATAAATCATATTTCTAAAAATATTAACCCACGAACCCATAATTTCAAGAATAGGCAATCCTGCAAATTCAATAAATTTACAAGTAAACCTTCTATCATCATATTCTACAGTACCTGGATAAATCCAGTGTGCATTGTTTGTTCCGTTATATTCAATTGTATTAACAGTAATACCCGGAATCTGAACACTCAAACAAACTGTATTCAAAAATTTACCATAACTACTTTCTAATTTTTGAGGTAAATAAAAACTAATATAGTGATAGCCAGTAGTATATGGATCGATGAAAGTACTGTTACCTCCAAAAATTGTACGCAAAGAATCTGGGTGATCATATTTATCGAATTTACTATTTAAAAATGGATTAGGCATAAAACCTCAACCTCCTAATATAATATTAAAATCATTAATAAATATTTAATGATTTTAATGGGCAATTAATGTAATGCTAATGACTTCAATAGCACCTGTAACTCTCAAATCAATCACAACTTGGCATCTATTAATTTTCTTATCATAATCATTAGCAAACACTTTAACGGAATACCATTCTAATGCTCTTCTGGACTGAAGATCGCCTAAAAATTTATTAACATTATCTTTAATAATGCTGTGTGTATAAGAATCATTAAATTCGTAAATAAAATATTTTAAGTTCCATTCAAGTACTCTTTTAATATAAAGTAAGCAAAGTACAACGTGTATATTTTGAAGAGAGCTTGGTCTGCTCTGACAAGTCCAGTTACCCCAAATGGTATCTCCACCTTGCGCCCATCTCATAATAGGATTAAGTTGGGATAGTTTAAATTGATCTTTATATCCACCTACAAGTCTATATCGCACATCTTTAATACCGTTGCAAGTACCTCTATTTAATCCGGCGAACGGCCACCAAATATCATAATCTCTTTCTGTTTTAGCAAATGCACGAGCTACATGATATACAGGTGTCATCCATATATATTGGCCAGTAAATGTATCATAAACTTTTGTATACATTTCATATAATGCGGCCTGATATGTTTGATAATTATGAGTAACAGATCTTGTTGTAAGCGCGGTTTGAGGTCTGCTATTGTCCCCATTATCTAAGAACGCAAAGCAATCTGTTCGAGATTCGCAAAGGTCAATAATTCTATCTTTAACGGGTGTTGGATATCCAGCATCGAAAACAACACTAAACATTAAACAATCTGGATCGACAACTTCTTCACTAGTTTCTCCTGTTAACGGATTAACAGTTAAACCAACATACGCATTTGCTAAATCATTCTGTACAACATCCCAATTTAATTTACCATAAGCATCATACATAGAACCATCTGTACCACCAGAGAGTGGAAGCCAAGAACTAAAAGGTAATTCGAAGTGCCAAGTGTCCCCAGCTAATGGATCTATTCTATCGCTTACAGATGCTCTAATATATTCGCTGTACCTTTCAAGTACGTTTTCAATAAACATACTTTCACCGCTTACATCTTTCATATCTCTATTAAAAGATACTGTAAAAGATTCTATTAATGCGGGTACATTAACATTTTCGATAGCTTGATAAATATCAATAACGTAAGCATTTTCATATGTAAGTGCTGGTGTGATTTTTACAGATAAATTGTTATACCAGGAACCTCGCCCAACAGGATAAAATACAACATCTGCATCATTGTCAATCAACATGGTATCTATAACAGATTTAAGAGAAATAGTTGAAGAAGGTACGATATTTGTTAATACGTCTTCGTCGATACCATCGCTATCTAAATCTGCTGTATCGTGTTTCAAACAAAGCACAGAATATGTTGCGTCTGAAGGAGTTACACGCATTGTATATAGATTACCTAAAATACCCAAATACTGCATCGCAACATACCAACCCTGTCCATACTTTGCAGGATCGCCCTTACCATATGTTGCAATTAAATCTTGCGGTCCTGTAGTCATGCGAACTACATTATCCGGTCCCTTTTCTGAGAACATACATATAAAACCGATTGCTCCAGGTAAAGGTTGGACATAGAAGGACTCGTCCCTAATAGTTGTATAAACGCCTGGGAAAATATTGTACGCCATTTGTATCTACCTCCGACTATAATTTGAGTTGCTTTCGAAGACAATACAAATAATTTTAATAATAGTATTTAACCTAGTAATGAGATGCCCCTAGCACTAATTTTTTGCCAATCTTCATGTCCAGCAACTTTACCATCTATGTAGACGCCAAACAAACTTTGTGCTAGTGGTTCTGATGTTACAAATAATTCTCTAAAAATAGGTGTTGGAAACCTATATGAAACTACATTCGTTGTATTAATTACATCGTATGCGTTTTGTAATGCTTCAAATTTTAAAATTTCTATTTCATTCTCATCTAATATATCTTGTGATAAATTAGCTATTCTTTTATTTTGATTATAAAATAATATTTTTAATGTTTTATTAAACTCTATAAACCATTTATGATATATATCTAATGATGGTTGGTCTAATCCCATTTGCGCTAACTTAGGTTCTATTTCTAACTTATTGTAATTAGAAAATGTACCCAATATCTTATTAATTCTATCTTCTGTAAATGATAAATTTCTATACATAGGCATTTCAAATTGTTCGAATATTAACCACATGTATGGATAGTATAACAGCATGGCGGCTTGCCGTGGCATTGTTGTTAACTGTCCACTATAGTAATATATGTTTCTATATAAAAATTCTATATACCATCTTTTAGTAGAAGCGTTTTTAATAAGTTCGCCTCTATTAAATCTATTATAGATGTGTATACCATAATATAATATAGCACCGATGAACAATCCTAAATTACTTTTAGATAAACCCTTAATATAAGATTTATCTGACATCAAACCTGTTTTATTTTTTAAATAATTAATAAGTCTAGTTATCGTATTACTTTGTAATAACGATTCTATTGTCACGGCATTAAGTAATATTTTATTACTATCCATATCATAAAAAACACCAAATGGTGCTGTTTTTAATGAAAATGAATCTACTATAATATTATCTTCCTCCAATTGTCCTTCTATAACGTCAACCAATACAGGTAAAATTATATCATGCTCAGACATACTTCTGAGAAGTGTAACAAATCGTTTTAAATTTATACTCATATTTTAACACTCCTCAACCTATTAGTTCATAAATAACCATCAATGTATTTTCTAATGTTTGGAAGTATTTATCTCTATCTAAAGAATTTTGTAATTCGAACAAATCTTCTATATCTTCATTTGTATTAGACGGAATAGAAACGTCTGAAGATTTTAATAACAGTTCTATCTTATCACCATCATCTGTTTTAAAACACCAATCTAAAATATGAATCTTAGGTGAATACAAAAAATCTTCTATACATTGATCTCTTTCCGTATTAACTTTACAAGCAACTATATTTTCAAGCGTTTTATAAAAAATGTTAGGTGAATTCTTACCCAAACCTTTAATAGTAGGTATACTTTTATTTTCATTTAAACCTATCATAATTGGGTTATTCCAAATAATCCATTTATATCTTTTAATTGTTAATTGTCCATATACATCGAATATAGGTAATTCTTTTAATGGAGTAACAACATACGCACCATCGACTTCTGTTTTAAGTATATCACCGAGCTGATAACATAGATATAATACGTCTTCATATACTGTACGTCTTAGTTCTGCTAATTTATGTTTACCTATAAAGTTAACAATAATGTTTGTTAATGTATAGTTGTATAAAAATTTCTTAGCAGATGTTGGTAAGTATAATTTAGATGCTTTTTCAAAAAACATCTGTACTATTGCTAATTGTTCTTTGCTTAATACTTTCTTAATATAGTTTGTAAATGCTCGCTGGAAGTCTATCTTCAGTACATTAAAATATACACCATCTTCATTATTAATAAGAGGTGTTTTAAACATACTGTTTTCTTCATCCACAACTATTTGTTTATTAGTTTGAATATAATTCCACAAATCGTTATAATAAACATTGTATCCGTTCAACATCTTATCTGCAACAGTTTTATCTAAATTCCAATTATAATAATACGGTAAATCACTATACATACTTGCATTACATACAAGTTTTGTTGTATTGCATAGCTCGCGCAATAATTTATAAATATTAATAATACGAGCCTCCTTTAATCATATTAGATCTTCAACAGAAGAAAAAATATCTTCATTATATCCACTATTACTACTCCTAGATTTGTTCTGTTTAAATTTCTGGTATAATTCTATAGCATCATGTTTATCTTTATCTATACCATACAACATGTCATAAGTGTGTAAATCTATATTTACAGTATCGTTTGTGTCTGATTCTAAAATAGTTACAGAACCATTTAAATCTATTTCATCATAATTTTGTATTCTAGAACCCATACCAAAATAAGGAGTTAATTCACAATATGTTTTAGCATATTTAACCCAACCTAAAGCAAAACATAAGTCATCTGGTTGACCCTCTATTCTACCCGAAGATTTTCTTTCTAATCCTGCGGCTTCCATTCTTAAATTATACGATAAAATATTTTCGTGTTCCGTATTAAACACATTGAATATTTGTTCCACTACTAAATTTCTAATAGATCCTGTAGAATGTATACCTAATTTAGCATTTCTTTCTGTAGCATTTTTATCATCTTTTAAAATGATATGTAAATACTTATCTTGTAATTCTTCTATGGTTTGATTCCCCACGCCATTTCTTTCAATAACTAATACTTTATTAGGTAACAAATCTATAACAAGAGGAATATAATAATTACAAAATTGTTTAACTGTGCATTTAACTTTACATTCCGCTATTTGTACACCTGTTTCATAACATTCAACATACACTGTGGAAAAGTCTGTACCGTGTTCTGTAGCTGTGTCTATACCAACAATATACCTATATTTTGGTGAAGGTATATCCCACCAATGTATATACCCATCAACATAATTAAACTTACGCATAGGTTCTTTTGCCTTTTGAGCATCTTGAATAAGTTCCATTATTTTTTGTTCAAATATACTATCTTCGCTACCAATAAACATTAAATTATATTCTTGCTGTACTTTTTGATTTGGTGATTCTGCACTGCAATGATTTTCCTTGCAACGTTCAGAAAACCATTTAGCATCATACCCGGGGCATTCCCACCAATAAATAGATACATAATGATATATACTATTTGGATTTGTGGATGCATCCATTACCATATTATAATAACCTTCTCCAGTGCCTTTACGCCCATTAGGTGTCGATGTAAAAACTATACCATACGGTATATCATATTTTTTAGCATTTAAAAATGTTCTGGATGTTGTAGGTAATATCGATGCTAAGTGAGACTCTAAAGGCATAAATGCGGCCTCATCGACCCATACAAACATGGGTCTTCTACCTCTACCTTTAGCAGACTTTTTATCTTTAGGTTTATTACTTGCTTGTAATACAAATTGAGAACCATTAGCAAACTTAAATCCTTCTTGTTTATTATCTATTTCGAATTGAGGTTTTAACCAAAAAGGTAAGTTATCTATCATATTTCTAATTTCATTAATTGTTTGTTTGCCTTGAGGTAAATCTCTATTTAAATGCAATATAACATAATTAGGATTAAACAACATGAGCCAAACACAAACAGCTTCAACTATTTGTGTTTTACCACATTGTCTTGAAGCCATTAACACCAATCCATTTTTTTCTTTATTTGTCCAAATATCGTTCAACGCATCTGTTATTCTTTTTTGTGGTTTCCACAACTTTAGAGGTGTCATTAAATCTGTTCCCGGAACAGGCACTAAAGCATAATGACCTAAAAAATATTCCACACTTTGAGCACACTTAGTATATTCCTCTACAATTTGTTGTGGTGTTAATTCAGAAACTTTACTAGTTGTTGGTGTTTGTTTTTTAGGTCTGGTCATAATAATTAACCTCTTTTATGTGAAAATTGTGTTTAACATTTTTACAAATTCTGGTTTTTGATTATTGACAAATGCTGATATACATACTATTTCACTAGGGAATAGTATTTCTTGATATAGCTTAAACACATTTGGTAAGTGTATACCTATATCTTTATAAGATTGATGAAATACTTCTGCTAAATATAATTCAGATTCTGCTTTAAATTCTTCTTCTGTATAAACATTTAAGAATAAAGTATACACTAAGTATGTAAGTTTAGTATGTAGCTTATCTAATGTTTTATACATACTTGTTAATTTTTTATAATTACGAGTACTTTCCATCTCCAATAAAGATTCTGCATATATTTTTGTATATTCTAATAATACCTTATCTGGTACATTAAGATTATACTCATTATTGAGGTTTTTAAAAAATGCTTTATAAAAAGGAAATATATAAGAAGACCAAAATATACTTTTAAAAGATTTAGGTTGCGTTTTAGCATATAGGTGACACATTTCATGTAATAACACATATAACAATTTATCAGAATGAATTTTATAATCTTTTATCTTACTAGATTTAACAAAAACAAATAATTTATCTTTTCTTGGTATGTATACACCGCCTATACTTAACGCATCCAAAGAAGAATCATTTGTTAAATAATAATATAGCTTATTTACATAGGGTTCCAATGCACCAATACCAGAAAAAGGTAATAATAAAGAACTTGCCATATACTGCAATTTTCCTATAAACTCATTGGCTGTGCATTCCGCAAAAAATACTTTATTTACTTGTACACCACGCCCTAAAGCATTAAACAGTGCTTTTAAATATTTCTGATTCTCTATATTGTTATGTTCTTTTAACTTATCTATATATTCTAATGTTTCTTCTTTTGAAAATTCTCTATAATATTCATCCAATTTACTATCAAATATATCTTCTAATAATATGCTAGACATATTACTACACCTCCACATTTCTAGTGGACGCTGTTTTTAATAATACATCTATAGAACCTCTCCAATGTTTTTCTTCATTTTGATTAATATTAAACATAAGATCTGAAACATAATATGTAACATCTAAATCAGAATGCATAAGATGCGTCAAATCTATTTTTACTTTTCTACCCACAAACCAATGATTAAATCTAAAAGGATCTGGTATAGATAATCTAGTAGGTTTAACTGTATTAATTAAAATAGAAGAAATATTTTCCTTCAATGGAAGCAAACTTGCTTTATTAGAAAGAAAATTTACATTAGGTTCTATAAATTTATTAAAATAGTTATCATATAAATCTGTATTTTGAACAACATCTATAGATCTAAGATGATTTTTCATATCTAATTCTTCTATTGAAAATAATGTACTTTTTTCATTTTTAATAATATTCATTTTTTTAGGTAACTGTGTAACTATTCTATTTATAGCATTTTGAAAAACAGGTAATGTATATACACCATATTTTAATTGATCTATTTTAATTTCTTTTTCTGTAGCAGATTCTCTCAAATATAATGTAATAGGAGGATCTTTTATTTCATTAATGGATTTAATATTAAAAGATTTTAAATCTGTATAAATTAAAGGTACATTACTATAAAAACCATAATATTGGGACATATACCTTAATAAATAAGCAAAAGATTCATTAGGTAAAAAAATATCTTCATACACATCTGTTTCATCAAAATTACCCAAATTTAATTGTAATCCATAGTTTACTTTAGGCCATATTGTTTGTATTACATTCTTTATTGTTTTAGAATGAAATAAACCGCCTGTATGTGTGTTCGACATAGCATATGCACTTTGTAAAAGATATGTATGTGTTATTTTAACTCTATCTACTCTTGTTGGTTTATCTGGTTCTCTTTTTACCATATCTGTTTTATTCGAAAAACTTAAAAATGTACCTGTTATATATGTTTTATCGTCTGCTTTACCATTACGTTCTACAATAGTTAAATCGACAGTATATGGTTTAAATAGTTGATTTGTTAAACTACTGTCAACATAAAATGTCATTTGAAGTGTTGGTACTAATATATTTTCACCTAAATGTATTTTAACTAATGATATTTCACGATCTAATTTTAGTTCTTTATTTTGAAATTTCAATGTAGCATCTACATTAAATCCTAATTGATTCATAATTAATTACCATCCTGGTGGTAAATCATTATTTGTTTGTATAGGTAAAGTATTATTAGTTAATTCTAATACATATTTATTTAATGATTTAGAAATACGGACAATTGAAGCAGGCCTAATAGACAATATACGCTGACTAAATATTTCTGAAGGTAATTTACATGAAGCTAACATACTCGCAAAGTTTAAACCATTCCCTAAAGAACTTAACAATGTTGACGAAAACATTTTAGATACTTTAGTTCTAAAATCTGATAATGTAATATTTGGAAAAATATCCATTTGATCTAATATACTAAATAATGAGGTGAAATCATATATTTCCTGTTCTTTAGGCAAATGTTCAATATTAAATCTTACCGTAGGTACTTTTTTCTTTGTCTTTTCATCTTCCTTAATAAAGAACCTTTGAGTTGCTACAGTAACAAGAGCATTAAGATTACCAGATACTCTTACATAAGAAGACGCAACAAGTTTACAAACTAAGTAATACATATTTGCAATGTCTTGATCGGATATAGTGCTAATATCTATATCTTTAATATAGCATCTAATGATAAGTGAATATAAGAAACCACACATAGCATTAAATGTATCCGATAATACTTGTTCATCTTTCATATTGTTAAATAGTATTTTGTTAATACCATATACAACACAAGCAGAAAAAGCAGTATAATCTGATATACCTATATTATTTGTTTTTAAATCTAATCGTGCTGTAGACAAATCCATATTTAAACATATACCATTTCTATTATTGGAAGCAAAAATAATAGATGGAACTGTTAATAAAGAAGCGGGGAACCTAACCAAATATACATTATTCCAATTTATTAATCTTAAATAAAGCGATGAAATGTAACTAGAAATAACTGTTTCTACACGTTCACCTTTAAATTCTCTATGCTGTTGTATTAAAGGTATAGATTGACTGGGTTGCGATTGTAATACAGGAATAGTTACTGGATATATATCGATAGGTGAAATAGATAATCCATCATACATAATCTACACCTTCTTTCGTTTTTCATATTTATCTAATA